TTTAATAGTTTACTATTAAACTCTTCTCTAGTGATATATTTACTAATTCTAAATAAATAGAATTGGTCAAATTTATCATTAATAAAGAAGAAACAAAGTGTACGTATTCGACTAACCAACTCTTTGGTTGTCAATCGTGAATCTAATGCGTATGTGATATGATTAAAGGAATTAGAAAAATCTTCTTTCTTTATATCAATCCATACTCCATTAAGTTCATAGGCATAAGACCATAATAGGTATAAGAGTAATCTTATATCCATTATGTCCTTTTGACTATACACACACAGGTTGCTTAGATACTTAAGAATCTCTGCTCTTCTACTTATTAAATATTTGTGGAGGAAGCCTTTTAAAGCTTTCTCGGAGTGATAAGGTAAATTCAGCCTTTTAAAAATAAAAGGTGATTTACAATTACTCCTTACCCAAATAAAGAAGTTGAGAACATCTTGGGATCTGTGATCCAGAAAATCCAAGTTACAAAAGTTGTAAGCTGAATCTTCTTCTAGGAAGTCTCTTTCAATCATAATATCTACTAATTCAAGGATACTTTGTAAACTTGATTTAGTCAGTATATTACGTTTAATTGATGACATTTCTAGACCGCGGATAGATAATCTTTTTAGAAATTCTATCTGTGAGTTTCTTTTGTTACCAATAATCGACTTAGATGCATTTATATTAATTTTAAATATATCTGTTATCAAGTGTTGGTAAACATCAGCGACCGCTTTGTTAAATATAACTACATCATCACCTAATAATCTATATTTAGTGAAAAATTTGATTGGGTTTTTAAATCCATTCTTCTTTCTTACTAAATAATATGAATATTGGATGATGTCGTGGTGCCATAGAGAGAACGAAGGGAAAGAGGAGAGCAACCCTAAAGGTTGACCTACCTCCCATCTTAGTTTTTCTCCAGTGGCTTTAACAAAGAAGTCCCGATCCTTCATTACTTTTAACCAAGCATCACCTAAATTTTCTAAAAGCAAATTTAGTCTTATACTTTGCATTTCTGCAGGTATACGATCTGAAGCTGCTGTTAGATCAAAACAATAAGTTGGATAACCTTTACATTCTTTGAGAAGAGATTTAAATCCCTTTTCTTGATTGTGAGTGCTATCTGTACTAATTGTTTTTAGGATGTTATCCAGAGTAATCTGAATAACTTTTAAAGATGTTTGGCTCCAGTAATCGCCGATAGCGAAAACACGTGTCTTACCACCAGGTTCTGCTGAAAAGCCTAACCTACCGGTATGATACTGTTCTCCAGTATTTGGTATTAAAGAGTTTAATTCCATCCATTTTGTTATCCAACTTTGTTGTAAAACTTGGTTGAGTAACGTTATAGATGAATATAATTCTTTATTATTAACTACTGCATATGCATCAAGGTGTGCTGTACTAACAGCAGGTCCATTAGGACCTTTACTTAAAGTAGTAAACACTTGAGGTTCATATGAATCTCGGCGGGTCAAAGAACCTAAGTATTTTGGGTATTTATGAACAAACTGTTTCAACCATTGACTAAAATCCGATGAAATATCATTGAACTTCTCACACTTGTGTGTGCCAGTTTCATCAATAGATATCGGATGATAATCAACAGGTAAAACAATTAATTCATAACTCCTCGCAATACATAGGGCAATTCTTTTGTCATATCTATTACCCTTTATAAGTGGTCTTAAAGACCAAAGAGTTTTAGGTATTCCATTAGAATCTGCTTTGCACCAAGGAATAGGTTGAACGCTTAGCTCTAAGCTTAAGTTACGTAGAAATATGTAACTTTCCTTATAGCGTTCTAATGTTGATCTAGCACCTTGATTCTTAATTGAATTCAAGATGTCTAGCTCATATTTAGACCAAATCGTGTTAATCCTTTTTGAGTCCATAGAAGTATATGTATCTAGTGAAGCTATTATAGCCAATCTAGTTATATATCTTTTATGATTCATTGAGTATTAATAATGTATTTTAAGTGCTCTCCCAACGGATAATGTTGGTGCCATCCAATTATTATTGAAAAACAAGAGAAACACG